TGGAACCCCTTTATACCTTTATATTCAGACATCGCTATTATTTATCCTTTAATAGCCAACCTTGAGTAGAGTCTACGTAAACCAATGTAAAACCTGCTCTCTCGGTTGACACTGTTAAATCCGCTTCAGAACCCTGTATCTTGTGTGAGTTTCTTCCTACTGTTAAATTGTTAGTATCAAAAGTACCTGCATAATCTATAATTGAAACTTCATCACCTTGTGTTGCTGATGATGGTAATGTTGCTGTAATCGCACCTGATGTTGTGTTAACAAAATATCCTTCACCTGCTACTGCAGTAAAACCAGAAGTTTTTACAGCTTGCCAAGACGTTCCACCAGATACTTCACCAAATGATAATTGACCAACAGCCGTTGTTCCTGAACCTGTAATTGAATCTACTTTTAAAAATCTGTCTGCTGTTACGTTGCCTGTAGGGAACTTTAATGTGTAAGATTGTGAGGCTGAGTGGGGCGGACTTTGCAGTTTTATTCCGTGGGAGTTGGACTCACAGTTAAGTTGTATAGTTCCTGGGTTAGTTGCACCACCTACTTCTAAATAACCTGTTCCGTTTGGATAAATTTGTTGGTTACCATTAGCACCATCTACGATGTTAATGTAACCTGAGTTTGTGCCTGAGTTAGTGTCTAGTCTTAAATCGTATGCACCACTTGATGTTATAGTAGAGTTTGCTGATCCTGTACCAACTACAATTTCACCAGATCCTTTTGGTGATAAAGCTAAATCTACGTTTGAGTCATCTCCTAATGCAGCTACTTTTGGATCACCGCCTGTGGCAGCGTTTGTAATATTTACATAATTTACAGCTGAAGATGTTGTGCTGAAAAATAATTGTTCGTTTCCGTTTTCATCTCTAATACCATGAGAGGTATCAAAGTCTATCATGAAAGA